AGCTACCAATACCGGCTACCAGTCAGCAGCTACCAATACCGGCAACCGGTCCGCAGCCACCAACACCGGCGACCAGTCCGCAGCCACCAACACCGGCAACTGGTCAGCAGCCATAGTGTCAGGTAAAGGTTCAGTTGCAATGGCTATCGGTTATAAATCAAAAGCTAAAGGAAGTCTTGGTTGTTGGATTGTACTGGCAGAGCAGAATGACAATTACGAAATTATCGATGTTCAGTCTATTAAAGTTGACGGAGAGAAAATCAAGGCCGACACTTTCTATACTCTTGTGAATGGTGAATTTATCGAAACAGAATAATTATGGACTATTTAGCGGAACCCCAAAAGAAGATCAAAGCGGCTTTACTGCAAGGCAGGATTATGACAACCGCCGAGATGAACAAGGTAGGCGGTACTGTAGATGCACGGAAGATTATCTCAAGGCTCCGTCATGACGGGCTCCCAATAGGCGATGAATGGGTTATTCTGTTTGATGAGAACGGCAAAATTATCGGTCGCTACAAGAGGTATTTCTACACTAAAGATGGTCAGAAGCCAGGTTTTCGGGAAATATTTTGGAATCAACAAGCATATTGACAGCCCGGAAAGACGGGCAATTGGACAGGTAGCCACCGGGGACGCCCGGATAAGTGGCAGGCAATGATGCGGGGAGTGCGCCCTTGAGATGTACAGCAAGACAGGGCCAACACAAACGAAGCCGACAGATACCCTTTCTCGCGGGTAAGATTCAAAGCTGTCGCCGGGGCAGAACCGGCCCTGTCCGCAAAGGAGACCCTAATCTCCCTCAAACCTCAAAAATTGTAGTTATGGAATCAGAAAACAAACTTACCGTGATCGAGGACAACAGTATGTTGGTCTTCGGGTCGCAAAACAACTTCGAGAACGCCCAAAGGATGGCAAAAGCCCTTTGCAGTTCAACAATCGTCCCGGTGATGTACCAGGGAGAAAAGAACCTTCCCAACTGCATTGTCGCCCTTGAGATGGCTAACCGTATCAAGATGTCCCCCCTGATGGTTATGCAGAACCTTTATATCGTACATGGCAATCCGGGTTGGTCGTCCAAATTCCTGATTGCGGCACTAAACGTCAGCGGTCGTTTTTCTCCGATCCGCTACGAGTGGCGCGGAACCGAAGGACAGGACGATTGGGGATGCCGGGCGTGGGCTTATGACAAATCGGGCGAAAAGCTAGAAGGCGCTTGGGTGGACATCAATATGGCCAAGAAAGAGGGTTGGTATTCCAAAAACGGTTCGAAATGGCAGACGATTCCCCAACTGATGCTTCAATATCGCGCCGGGGCATTCTTCGCCCGAACTTACGCTCCTGAGATCGGAATGGGCATGCAGACCGCTGAAGAACTCTACGACGCACGGCCTATCCCGGTAGAAGCAAGGGTTATTCCCAATGAGATCGATCCTGAAACGATTTCCACCGAGCAAGAGGCCAAAGACGCGCTTTTAAGGGGTCATATCGACAAAGCCAAGTACGACGAATTACTCAGCAAGGCCCTGGGAAGAAAAGACGAACCGGAGGAAAAGAGCTTTGCCGAGCAGCAGATCGCAAACAACGCTTTCGGTTTGAAAGATATAGCCAAAGAGCATGGAACAGCTACAGAGAACTCCTGAATGGTATTCGGGCAGATTGGAAATGTTTACGAGCTCGGAGCTGGACGATCTCCTCTCCGAGCCAAAAAGAAAAGCCGACAAGAAAGCCGGCAAACTTTCCGAATCGAGTAAGGATTACGTGTACGACAAAATATCCGAGCAGATCACCAACGGAACAATCCTCGATTACAAGGAACTCAACAACAAAGAGGTCAAATGGGGGCAGCAGTATGAAGACGAGGCCCGAATGCAGTATGAAGCCAGAACGGGTAATAAAGTCGATTTGTGCGGCTTCATACGCTATAACGAATATTTCGGCGGTTCCCCGGATGGATTGGTAGGTGAAGATGGAATCATTGAGATCAAGTGTCCTTACAGCGGGAAAAATTATGTAGAGTACCTCCTATTGGAAACGCAGGAGGATTTGAAGAAGCTGAACCGAGGGTATTACACCCAGATTCAGGGGAACCTGATTGTGACAAGTCGAAAATGGTGTGATTTCATAGCATACGATCCGAGGGTTCATAATCCGGATTTGGCTCTTAAAATCCTTCGGGTAGAACGGGATGAGCCTTTCATCGATTTTTGCCTGAAACAGCTTGAAAAGGCCAATAAGTACAAAGAAGAGATCAAAAGTAAACTTTTAAAAATGATCGCATGATGGATGATATTCTGGTGGAGTGCAATGGGGAGTTACTGCCTGAAACAATGGTTGGCAGGCTCGAACCGCTTTGCAGGGAAGCCCACGATATACAGCAGTATCTCAACGCCCCTTATTCCGGTGAAATCAATGTCTTGCTCGACCGGCTATCCACTCTCAATGTCTACATGGCCCGATCCGGTGAGATGCTTGCCGAGGCTGTTTTCCTGCAGGAGGAAGCCATCAATAGGGCTTTCGAGGAAAACAAAGATCGAATCGATTGCATGGCGGCCACAGTAGCCAACAAATACCTGACGAGTTGCTGCCGGCATGAAAACAGGTTAGTCAAGTGGTTGGACCGGATCAACGCCACCTGCAAACATCAATCTGATAATCTCAGGACGCAGATAAGTTTCGTAAAGGAGCAGGTTAGATTGAATGGGAGGGGTTACTAATGAATTACAAGGCCAAATTAGACCGAATTTTCAGCGAATATGTCCGATTGAGGGATTCCGACAGCAACGGTTACGGACGCTGTATTTCGTGCGGAAAAGTAGTTTTCTGGAAGGATGCGGATGCAGGTCATTATGTCAACCGGAAACACATGAGCCTGCGGTTCGATGAAAAGAACGTGAATTTGCAATGCAGGAGTTGTAACAGGTTCGACGAAGGCAATATGATCGGATATAATCACGGTCTTATCGAGAAGTACGGGGATAAGGTTATTCCCTATTTGGACATCAAAAGACACAACATCAGTAAAATCGGGCCGACCGAATATACGGTGCTTATAAAGCACTATCAGCAGGAGGTTAAAAGGCTTAAAGAGCAAAAAGGATTGTAAGAAATACAAGTAATGGCAAAACGATTTACAGATACCGATTTGTGGGACAAAGAGTGGTTTATGTCTCTCTCTTGTAAGCATAAATGCCTTGTCCGGTTCATCTTCGATAAATGCGACCAAGCGGGTGTTTGGTCGGCTAATTGGGCGCTTGCGTCAGCTTACATAGGCGATCGGGTCACCCATGATGATTTGTCGGCATTGTCGGGAAGAATTGAGCAAATCGGCGCAAACAAATATTTCATCCCGGACTTTATAGAATTTCAATACGGGCAATTGACAGAATCGTGCCGGCCTCATAAGAAAATCATCTCACTTCTTCAAAAACACGGTTTATATGAAAGGGTATTGAAAGGGTATCCAAAGGGTATTGATACCCTTGAAGAAAAAGACACATACAAGGAAGAAGAAAAAGAAGAAGGGGGTATGGGGGAAACACAACTCCCATCCGAAGGCTCGGATTTCACCTCAGAGCTCTCAATCGTTCAACAAGAACTGCAAACGCAGACAATCTGGTTGGATCAGGTAGCTATGCAGCGTGGATTGAAAAACACACAGGAGGCTCGAATGTGGCTCGACAAATTCTTCGGGGAACTTCGCATCCGAGGAGACACGGTAAAATCCCTACATGACACGAAAAGCCACTTTGTGAGCTGGCTAAAGATTCAACTGGACAAACAAAAACCTCAGAAAAATGGAAAATATATCCCAACACGCATCTCAGGATCTGATTTCGATTGACGGGATTATCAAGTCCCTTCAAATTCAACGTGAGGAAAAATACCGCGCTGCCATCCGCAAGAGAATCGTTTTGGACTATTCCCCGGCAGATTTCACCAGATTGATGAAAGCTTTTGCGGAGCTCGTGATGTCCGAACGCGGGGAGTATTCCGAGTTCACGATAGACCGCAGTAACGAGCCGGTCATACTCGAACTCTACAAATACTCGACAATGGATAAATCTTTCTCTGGAAATTTATTCCTCGGAGTTGCCCTGATCGGGAGCTATGGTTGTGGAAAATCCCTGATAATGGACGCTTATTCAAGGTTGGTCAATCAGTTCGTCCAGTCGAAAGGATTGCAGGTTTGCCCGGTTCTGTTTAAAACAAGCATGGAGTTGTACAACCTTGCCAAATCAGGTATCACAAGCCAAATGCTTCATACTCCGCTCGTGATTGACGAGATAGGCCGGGAGCCCAAAGTTGCCAAAGACTACGGCAATGAATCAACCCCGATGATCGATCTTCTCTTTGAGCGTCACCGCAAAGGAACCATAACCCACGCTACCGGAAATTTCACGCTTGAATCTCTTTCTGAGATGTATGGGAAGATGCTTGGTGACAGATTAAAACAGATGTTCAACTTCATTAAGCTAAACGGAAGTAGCCGTAGATAAAGCATGAAAGATAACTACACCTGTTCCGAAGTTGCCGACACCAGATGTCACGACAAGGAAAGATTTACCCTCCTGATGAGTTTGAATGAACTGTTAAACTACTTCAAAAGCAAAGAGAAATGACCGTCCTTGAAGCTATCGAGCAACTGACCGCCGAGCGAAAAGAGAAAAGAATCGAGCCGCTGAACATTGTTTTTCGGAGTATCTACGACAAACTTTCGATCAGTTGGTTCGAAATGGTCGAAGAGCTCGAAAGACTGGAAGAAGCAGGATTAATCCACATCGGGGATACGCCGAAAGACAGATACGCAAAACTATTAAAAACCAGATAATCATGAGTAGATTTATTAATGTGGAAATCAATACCGATGTCGATGTTTATGTAGGCGACGTATTAAACCAAATCGATGATGATGAACTGCGTGACGAGGTTATCCGTAGGGAGTTGTCGGCCAGGATTAACCTGGGAACATCTCCTGTCGAGAATTACAAACCCGGAGAATTCCGCCGCACCCTGTGCGACACGCTTTCACTGGGTTATCAAGTGTCCGATGACGAGATTCTCGGCAGGATTAAAGAGTGTTTGTAAACCGTCCCGTCCGGGGCACAGAATGAAGAGAGATGACAACCGACAAGAAAATACTTGATGCCTGCTGTGGTAGCAGAATGTTTTGGTTTGACAAGGAGAATCCTGACGTGCTGTTCGCTGACATTCGGGATGAAGAATACATCCTATGTGACGGTAGGCGTGTTCGAGTGCATCCGGATCTGATAGCTGATTTTCGGAATATGCCTTTTGAGGATGAATCCTTCAAACTTGTAGTATTCGATCCGCCGCATTTTAACCGGTTGGGTGCAAACAGTTATACCGCACAAAAGTATGGCCGATTATTCCCGTCATGGGAAACGGATCTAAAACGAGGCTTTGATGAATGTATGCGGGTTCTTGAGCCGTTCGGGATCTTAATCTTCAAGTGGAATGAGGTTCAAATCCCGGTTAGCAAACTGCTGGAAATTTTCGGACAGCAACCCTTGTTCGGTCATAAGTCCGGTAAAGCCTCAAAAACCCATTGGATGTGTTTTATGAAAAGATAATGAAATGAAAAGCAAACGAGCAGAAGAATTTATCAATAACAGCTCTGAGCTGATTGACGGCCTAGAGTGGATGATTGACACATCAACAGCCCGTCGAGCCGTCGAGCTTGCCGAGCAGGACACAGAAGAGGAAGTTACCCATTACCGCAAAGAATTGGAGGAATCCAAGAGGCGTGAAGAGTTGGCCCGTAAGGTAATCGACGACCAGAGGAAGAAGATCGAAGCGCTGAAAGCAAGAGCAGCGGATGCATTCAAAGAATACATGGAACAAGCACATGGAGGTTGCCTAACCTCCGATCTGGACAATTTCATTCAAAAACTCAACGAGCGATGACCTTCACTACCCCCTGCTTTGTTCGGGTTGAGAATCCGGAGAAGCGAAAAGAGTTGATCGAGTGGCTGGAAGGGATTGGATACGGCAATTGAATTGATGCAACAAGCGATTGTCGAACTGCCGCAAGGCGAAAAATAAAAGAAAATGAAAGGTAAAATAACTATTTCGGGCAAGACTTACGATTGCGAAGTTCGCAATGGGGTAAGGTATATCGACGGAAAAATGGTGACAGAATTTGCGAATACACTGTCATATCATGAATTACTGGAGATCTCAATGGTTGGAGCAATGGCAGTGGAAGCTGAAAAAGAGGGTCGATTTATCCCGGCGCAAGCGGTGCTCAAAGGAATTCAGAAATCTAAAACCGAGAACTAACAAAAACTGTAAATCATGCGAGATATAATTTTCAGAGGCAAGCGCCTCGATAATGGGGAATGGGTAGAGGGCGACTATTTCCGTAAATACATATACGACAAGGATGATAATGTTTCTTTACACCATCTCATAGGTTGGCAGGTGGCGGATAATGACGGAGAGATGTGTAATGACTACGAAGATGTTGACCCTGCCACTGTCGGCCAGTACACAGGGATGAAAGACAAGAACGGAAAAAAGATTTTCGAGGGGGATATAATGTCACTTGTAACTGAATTTGGCGATACTATAATACGTGAAATACGGTTTATCGATGGGGCTTTTTGTGTGATCGGAGAGCAAGAAGATGACCTGCACGGGCTAAGTTGGGCCGTAGAAATGTGTGATGGAATAGTTGGTGATAACATCCACGACAACCCCGATCTGCTGAAATAAAAACGGAGGGCGTCCGCGTCGCCCTCCTACCTTAGAAACTACTAACCTAAAATCCCGACTATGAAATCATAGGATAGTGCAAATATAACAAAAACCTGAAATATGAAAAGAACCTTACTTTATTTTCTTCTTGCCTTTATAGCCGTGATTTTTACCGCCTGTGAGCTCAACAAGAACAGGCCGGGCAAGATCATCTTCGACCGTGTCCCCTTCGTCTATGCCACGATAAACGGCCAAAGGGAGCTATTCTTAATAGATACCGGAGCGTCTACATCTATGCTGGATAAAAAGCTCTGTGACGAAGTGAAAATCTACTACATGACTACAGGCTTAGAGGTAATCGGCGTAGACGGAACCTCGATCCCTCTAAAGACCACCGGAAGAATCCCGTTTACGCTCGACAGCGTCCCGTATTCGGCCAGCTTCGCGGTACAGGACATGACCAGTCTACGACGGGCCACCGGGAAGAACGTAAGAGGACTAATCGGCTCGGATGTGTTGGGATTTTACCGGTTGACGGTGGATTTTAAAACATGTGAGTTAAGGTAAATTGTCCTAAAGGTAGAAAGTTGCATAGGGGAAAGACCGATAAAAGGTGATATTATTGTTCTAAAAGTATTGTTATGGATATTAAAGCAGCAGCACGAGAATTTGGTATAGCCGAACTCAGATTACATCAGCTTATCCGCCAGCATGCGATCAGTTTTAGGGCGGATGACTATGGTGTGTATGTGGAGCAATCCGAAGTGCAAGCGTGGCTTACCTCCCACCCTGAGCAATGGCAGCAATGGATGGACGCTTTGCAGCACACTCAAGATCATCTCATTTCAAACAGGTATTTGGAGCGACATCGAAATTTGAAAGATTTTGAAAGAAAATAGCTTGTATTGGCTTACATGAAGCTATACTTTTGCTATGTAATGGTACATGGCTATGGTAGAGCTTGTTCGTAGTTGGATCGCATTAAGGGATTTTGCCCACTTTGCACACATCAATGTGCAAGGAGGGCATTTTTTTACGCTACATAAGCAGTTCAAGAAGCTATATGAAGGAGCCTTAGATCAGGCCGACACTATCGCTGAGCGTTACCGTCAACTCAATCCAGATTCGGTTATTCAGATGACCGGAGGTGACCGAACTTATCCTGAGATGTCAGACCGACAACTCGTACAAGAAATCATCGCACAACTTTCCAATATCCGCCAACAGCAGAATGCTATTTGGGCCAACACCAATGCGACGGGTGATTATGTTACCAATGATCTGATGGTGCAGTGTTCAAAGTATGTGGATTTTATCATGTGGCAATTTAATGAATTCTTGAAGTAATGGCCTTTAAGCAAGGAAATACGTATTGGAAACTGGCGAAAGGATTTACGCCCGGCACGGAGAAGAAATACGCTCCTGATGAACTATGGGTAAAGGCTGTTGAGTATTTCAAATGGGTGGAAGACAATCCTTTGCTTGAAGAAAAGGTATTTGGAACTGGCCTGAAAGACACTGTAAATAAAATGCGGGCCATGACCATTACAGAGTTTTGTGTATTTGCGGGAATTACGTCTCAGACATTTTTCAATTACGAGAAGGAGCAAGCCTATTTTGACATCACAGCGCGCATACGTGATATAATCTACTCGCAGAAGTTCACCGGGGCCGCAGCAGGCTTACTGGAAAGCAATATTATAGCTAGAGAATTAGGTCTGGCTGACAAGCAAGAGATAAAACAAGATAGCACCATAACTACGGTAATGTTCGGCAATGAGGACAAAGGCTTATAGTCTGAATGTCTCTCTTACAGATAAACAAAAAGCGGTTCAGGCTGCTTTGTTTGTAGGGGTAATCGTCAAGTTCATTTGCCTGTATGGTGGATCGAGAAGCGGTAAAACGTTTTATGCTTTTTTGTGGATTGTAAAGCGAGCGATTATTTACCCAGGTAGTTACGGATTGGTGTTCCGCAAAACACTGAGTTCTTTGAAAATTGGTATGCTGAATCAGACGATGCCAGCGCTATGGAGGGAGTTCGCCAAAATCAATGGCGGTGTCCATCCTTACGATGCCAGTGTGGGCGGGGTTCCATTTGTGACCTTCAATAAGTCCGAGAACATCCTAACCTTTTTTAATGGGTCTAAGATATTCTTTTATGGTGCCGCCGCCACAATGGGGGACGAGGATAGCATGACTAAGATTTTGTCTTCCGAGTACTTTTCAATCCTTGTTGAAGAGGGTAATGAGAACGATTACAAGGTTATCGAAAAGCTGTTTACCCGGTTGACGCAGGTTGTGTATGATTCCGATGGAGTCAAGGGAATGCCGAAGTTTGTCACTACGCTCAACCCTACCGTCTTTGAGGCATGGGACTATGTGATGTTCAACAAAAAACTCAATCCATCTTCCCGGGAGCCTTTGAATGATCCTGAGCGTTACGCAACGGCACATTTCCGACCGACGGACAACATGCAGCATTTGAGCGACGATTATATTGCCACGCTCAAAAACCTTTCACCGCGTGACCGACAGCGGTTTTTGGAGGGCGAATACGGGGCTAACTTCGACGGCGAAATATTCAAGCACCTCAATTGGTTGGATGTACTCGATTGGTCTGTGTTCGAGAAGATCGTGATCTACGTCGATCCTTCTTATAAGTCAGGGCCCAAGAATGACTACAAGTCGGTCGCCACGGTGGGAATCTGTCAGGGATCATTCTATGTGCTCGACATTAACGCAGCGCAATGCACTACTTACGTGATGATGGAGCTCATACACGAGGCTCAAAGTTACGCAGAATCCAATCTGGAGCAGGTAAAAGGCCATCGAGCAATCGTAGAAACGTGGATCGAAAACCAGGGTATAGCGGATGACTTCACCAAAGCACATGACGAGTATTGCGCCCAAAACGGTTGCGCTATCCCCTATCGGTTGGATAACACGAACAAAGGCGACAAGTTCATGCGAATAGAATCTCTGCTAGTTCCGCTCAATGAAAATTACAAACTGATATTCAGCAACCATATCAAGGAAAAGATGATTTCCTCACAGGTTGAGGTGCAATTCCTGAATTTCGCCAAAAACATGCCCAAAGACATGCACGACGATATTCCGGATAGCGTACATGGAGCTGTGATGAAATTGAGCCAAAAAACGAATGTCACCCACATGAGTGATGTGTATATAGCAAAAAGGACGTGGAGGTAATGGTTGATCCTATCGACATAAAAACAATGGATTTCGGGTACCTGATGGGTATCGACCTGATTCAGTATTTACCGGAGTATTATCTGGAAGCTGTTTACGATAAGAATGCCGATAGCCTCCAGCGTGCCGTACATATCGCCAAGAGCCGTGTACAGAATTATCTCGCCGCACTTTATGATTTATCGGCTGAATACCAGAAAACCGGCTGGGATCGCAACGGAGTGGTTTTAAAGCTGGTTATATTCTGTGCTTGCTGGGAGATAGCCAGCGGAGACGAGGCGATTAAAAAGAGCCTTACCGACGCATATCAGGATTTCCTGCGCACGATTGATGAGTTGCAGTCACGCAAACAATCGCTTTTGGATGTCCCCTCTGTCGGGGAAGATATACGAATGACTCCGGAGGTTATTTCCACTAAAAATAAATACCTGTACTGATGGCAAGGGCTACAAATAAACAGAACTCCGTTAACCCGATTAAACCGGTCGGGTTAGGCTCGTTTGTAGTCAAGACCTATCCCATGACCCGGTATATAGACTATACCGAGGCTGATTGGCGTATGTATTCCGACCAGCTTATTAATAACGGCATGGCTCAGGGATGGGATACTATGGTAACGTGGATGCTGGCCTCGTCCCCGTTTGTACAAACACTTATAGAGCGCAGATTAAACCCGATTCTTTCCGCCCGTTATGTTTTGATGGATGAAAATGGGAATGTGGACGAAGCGCTGACCGAACAAATTGACAAAGGGTGGTTCCGCAAATGGATCGAGGCGGCATCTATGGCGATCTTTCAAGGGTATTCGGGCGGTGTTTTTCAGCCACAAAACAATAAAATTGAGCGCTACCCTATCTCGGTTATCGATCCATTCAATAGAGCCCTCAAACATACGCCTTTCGACCTGAACGGGCATGAGAGGTTCGATGATTATTCTAACCTGTTCTATGTGGAGTATTCATCACAACACCAGACTATGCTCGGGTTGTTTCAACCTCTTTTGAAGGAGTATGTAGGCATTGCGATCACCTTGAGAAACTGGTTAGCATCGGGAACGAGATTGGCATTCCCCTTAACGCAAGTCGGATATAACGGTGCAGGCGTAGAACTACAAGACTACATTGCTCCGGACGGCACAATTCAGCAGAAAAAGGTAAATCCCAACCAGGAGACTGCACGGGAAATTGCGGCCAATATAGACCCTACCGTGGCTATTACTACTCCTTTTTCGGTAGATGATGGGAAACAGGTTTATTCCATAGAGGTTAAACAAACCGAACATCACAGCACCTCGGATGCCTATAAAACATACTACGACTATATCGATCAGGCTGAGATCAGGATGATTAACCTTGTACTCGGGTCTCAGTTGACCATCAAAGAAGGCAATAGCCGGTCTTTGGGGGAGGTTCACGAGCGGGTTGCAAAGACCTATGCCGAGCGGGATGTGAAATGGATGGTAGAGGTGCTTAACAATGTCCTTAAACCAAAGCTCAACATTCCGGATAATCGATGGTTTTCTGATGACAGTGCTTCCACGATGAGCATGGATGAGGCGCAAAAGATGTCGGACATTGTTAATCAGAACGGCAAACAACTTACGCAGGAATTTTTTACCCAGATCGGGTTGCCTGAAAACTTTTACGAGGATAAATCGGGCATCTCTTTGCCGCCGGTCGCTATCAAAGAAGAGGCAGAGATTGAAACCAAAGAGGAAAAAAACTTTGTCCGCAAAGCGCTCGATTTCCTAACGGCTCGCAGTCGTCAAACACCACAGGAGCCAGAGGGGATTATCTATTTGCGTACACCCAAGATAAAAGAAGAGGTAGCTAAAGAAGATGTCGATCTTCCTGCGGGGAGCCATGCGCATGTTTCCGACGCATTTGTGAGAAAGTTGTATGAAACGGAACAGCCACAACCTGTTTTTATCGATCTAGAGCAGTACAAATACTACGCAGACACATTTAAGGCTCCGTTGTTCGGGAATAATCCTTTGGTGAAACTATCCGCCAAAGGGAATGGTTCTATCCCTGATGACTTGGTGCCTCGTTACATGGCTAACATCTTCCAGTTTTCCGCTGCCAAGAACGTAGCCGAGCAGGCTGCGGTTAACGATGCCATTGCTCGAAGTCTCTTTAACGACAAAGGGCAAAAGGTCTCTTTCTCGCAGTTCAAAAAAGCGGTCAATAAGATCGTGTCTACATTCCGCGAAGACTGGCTAAAGACCGAGTATAGGACAGCCTCGATGACGGCTATTATGGCCAATCAGTGGGGAAGCCTGTGGGCGCAGCGCGACTCACTCCCCTATTGGCGCTATCGAACCCAGGAGGACAACAAGGTGCGGGATGAACATGCAAGGCTCAACGGACGGGTGTTCCGTATCGATGATCCGAATGCTCAAAGACTGTTTCCGCCTAACGGATGGAATTGCCGGTGCTTTTACGAAGGAGTTTCCGAGTATGACCGACAGAAAAACGGTTGGCAAGTCGCCCCGAATGAGGATATACAGGACCTGCTATCGCAGGATGTCGAAAAGGGCTTTACTTACAATGCCGGCATCAACGGCATCATGCCTAACAAGGATAGCAGCTATTTCGATGTGCTTCCCAGCATCAATCGGCTTTCATTCGATAAATACCGGCTTGATTCCGTGAACAAGATGATGGAAACGGCCCCCAAAGTCGATGTTTATCAAGGAACGGTATCGGACATTGCTAAGATGCTCAAGCGTGCACCGGTTCAAAACGGGAATATCCTGGTGCATAACTCTATTCTACGGATGGGATTTGCACTCACTCTCTCGTTGCGGTCTCGTTTGGAGGTGGCTGGAGGTAAAGGTGTCAACCTTTTGGGTGAAACCATTTCCAATCCTGATGAGATGTGGATGCAGTGGATGGATGAGAACAACCAGACTAAAACGAAGGGTGTAATGCTTCGTATTGCCTCGAATGTGGTTTACGCAGTGGAATTTGAGGATAATGTAATTACGGACGCTTATGTGGTTCGAAACTCATTACAGGCCGATATGCTGCGGCGTGGGCTTTTGATGGTGCGGTGATGAAAAGTTTGAAAGATTTGACAGTGGATCTGGGCAGGCTTCAGCAGAAATGCGACGAAGCTATGAAGGTAGCTCCGGCCATCATCGGAAATATGGTAGCCCAAGACATCAAAGCCAACTTTATGCGTCAGGGAGTCCAAACAGATCAGGGATTACGCAAATGGAAGCCTAGTGAAGCCGCACAAAAGGAAGGGCGACGAACATTGGTTAAAAGCGCGGCCATGATGAACGAAGTGCATTTTGAAGTACAGGGTAAGACCGTTCGTGCGGGCTTGGATACGAGGCTTATTCCGTATGCCCCTAGACACAATGAAGGATTGAAGGGTATGCCCCAACGGCAATTCATTTATGTGAGAAAGGCCGTGCTTAGGAAAGCGATGGATCAGGTAGAAAATATGCTGAAAAAATGACCGGGCAATTACTATATGCGGTTTGCAAGGAACTGATGGCGCTTCCGGAATTGGGTTTGAAGCAAGTGCAGATAGCCCGGAATTTTACCACGAACAACCCGCCGCAAAACGTTCTTCCGGCGGCAATCGTGGGGATTCTGGAGGATGAAAGCTCGGTGTTTGTCGGGGGCTATGAGAGACGGGAGTATGAGATCGGTATTTCTATCTCGATTCTCGACACCAATATAGACCTGGCGCACTCTTCGGATTGGATAGTGGATAAGTATAAGGGGGCCTACGATATACCCGACCGCATCCAGACGCTTTTCAATCGGCAGGTGTTTACTACACCGCAGATGCAAAAGCTACTCCAGAAGAACAATTTAATAACCAGGTCGCGGGGGTATAATCTGAGGCATACGCCTTATGACAAGTGGTCGAAGAATGTGGTTACCTACGAATTGGTCGTGCGTGCGATTCTTACTGTTCCGATGGAAGAGCCGGAGGTGCCCATAGAAGATATTAAGTATGAATTTGAAGTAACGGTATAATGGAGACAAGACGTATAGTTCTTTCATCCGGGAGGATGAATCGAAGAGGCTTCAGAATCCCCGTCGAGGTAATCAATATCTCGGATTATCTCGCAAATCCGGTATTGTTGGCTGAACATAAATACGACAACAATATAGGCCACATGGAGGACATCCGGATAGAAAACGGCAAACTGACTGCCCTGCCCGTTTTCGCATCTACGGAGCTCGGGCAGCGGTATAAGACCCTTTATGAAGAGCGAGGTATCAATGCCATCAGCATGGGTGGTTTTGTCAAATTGAATGCCGACCGGAACGAAGCATTAGCCTTTGATCTCTGGGAAAACTCTATGACTTCTGTTCCGGCCGATCCAGGAGCTGTTGCAATGGAGGCCGGGGTTGCCCTAAGTACGGACGAAGCGCCGGAGAAGCTATCCGGCATCAGTCCCGATGTTATGGAAGCCAAACTTTCAGCGGGTTATGAGTATGTGACCCTGAATTGCTGGGAAGAGGAAGAAGAAGCAAACCTTTCCGCAGGAAGCGGAGTAAATAAATCAAACGAAATGGAAGAGAACAAAAACCTTGCGCCCGAGACTGGCGCACCGGCAGAAGGCGCTACCCTGTCTGCCCCCGCTGCTTCCGCTCCTGCGGAAGAGCCCAAAACCCAACCCGAACCTGCCGCTTTGGCAGCACCGGAACCCAAACAGGTGTCTGAACCGGCCCCGGCAACCCTGGGCCTGAATCCCGCGATGCCCCAAATGGATATGCCGAAAGTACGTGTCAGCACACAACGGGCATCCCTTTCAGCCCTTATGAAAGAAAAGGGTATGGATGGGATTTCCGAGATGCTTTCGCAGGGCAATGAAAACGAAAAACTGCATGTGTTCGATGCGATCAAGAACACCCCGTCAGGAAAAGTGTTTTTCGACAAACTGCACTTCAACATCGACAACGGTGGCCGCCCGGTGCGCGTCAGTGTTGATGAGTACATGAGCAACCGGGAATCACTTTCATCGTCACTGCGTGAGATTCAGAAGCTCTCCATGAGCGGCAATGCCACACTGAACGCATCGACCGACTTTGTGGAATCTCCGGCGCTGGACCGTATCGCGTTTGCGGCAATGGCGTATCTCAAGCTGTTCCCGACCAATCTGTGGGTAAACCGCATGCCCGTTCTTCCGGCCCAGATGGTCGGCGATAACGTGGGAATCGTATGGGCGAATATCGGTTTCGACAACAAGATTACCACCCAACCGGCCCAGACCGATACGACGGTTACGCCTGCAACGATTGTGGCCAAAGCCGACACGCCGGTATCAATGCAGATTTACGAACATCTGCTGGAACCGATGCTCTGGAAACGTTACAACCGAGACATCGTTGCTTACGACCAGATGGGATTGCAGTGGGATGTGGCGCTGAACAACCTGTTTACAGCTATGTATGACTGGGATTTGTTCACGCTGGCCCAGAAGATCGCAACGACCAAATCGGGCTACACTCCGAAGGTGCAGGGCACTTCGGGCGAGGCGCTCAAGCTCGGGGAAAACTGGGTGAAAGTTCCGTCGAACACCGGCGACTACAACGGTCTTACGATGAAGGACATTCAGGCTCTGGAGGCATTCTTCCAGACGCAGAATGTTCGTATCGAATCCCTCAATCCGGTTATCAACGTCGATCCGTCGTTGCAGTACTCGCTCACGCAGGACCCGAAAGTGCAGACCGTCCTCACCCGCTTCGTGGAGGGATACAAGAACGAAGACCTGCGCGTGTCGTATTCGCGTGTGTTCACCCGGCAATACCTGGGTGTGTACGATCCGACCACGAGCGCGGTAGTAAACCCGGTTACGGGCACTCCGACGGCCACGATGGTACAGTACGGCCTCGGGCTGATTCCGGAGTATGTTCTGCGCGGCCTGGCTTCGATGGAGGTGTTTATCAAGATCGAGCCCACCCTGTACGGCGAAGTTTACTCGGCAGAAATCAAGACCGGTATCGCTCCGGCGTACGCCAACAATCTGGGAACGGCTCTGATCGTGCCGACCAAGTACACCGCACCCTCGACGGGTGAATAACCATAAAAATACACAATCATGGTAGAAATCAATCATAATGTGGATGAACGCTTTTTTGCGAGGCTGAAAGGCGTTGTAAAGAAATTCACCGATGCAGGTTATAAAGGTGTTCATCTGGACACCTACCTGCAAATGGTGATTACGGATGAACAGGTGGCTAAACACCATCTGTTCTATCCGAAGTCTCCGCTTATTCTGGTCACCAATGAGAATATGCCGAAGACCATTGAAGAGGTGGAAAATCTCTTTATGAAATACCCGATTTATCCTCAGAAGAGCAAGGAAGAAGAGGCCCAGAATGTGGCCGACCTTCTCAATGCCGTGGATGAATCCACTACGGAGAAAGAGTCCAAGCCGGACAAGAAAACCGGAAAAAAAGAAAAAGCATGAAAACAGGTGTAAATATCAAATTCACCAACACCCGGACTGGTGTCGCCTCGTCTTCGGACGGGGTGGCACTCCTCTGTGTGCAGGCAGTGGCGGTAGCGAGTACGTTTAAGCTGAATACTCTGTATAAGCTCTCGCAGCCGAGCGATTTGACACCTCTCGGCATAACCGACACGTATGACGCAACGAATAAGGTGTCATTGGTAAGACAGGTTGAAGAGTTCTACGCCTCGGCCGGAAACGGTGCTACGCTGTATCTGATTGGGGTGGACAAAAGCTCGACGATGAGCGAATTTGTCGCCTCCGATACTTTCGAATCCCTACTCCGCTCCACCGGTCTGAGTGCTGAGGGGAATCCCTCGCCTGCTGATCGGGCCAAGATGATCGGCGTGGTCTTCGCTCCGCAGGATCAGGCTCCTTCGAGCGGAAGCTACTATGCGGATGTAATTCCCACTGCAACGGCCCTGAATACGACTTTGGGCAATCTTTGGGATGCCGGTTTCAGAGCGTTTGCAGTACTGGACGGCAATAACCTCAAATCGGTTACCGACGCTCCCGACTTCAATACACAGGATTGTCCGCGTGTAGCTGTTTGTGATACTACGGCCACCCTTGACAGCTGCGCCTCTGTCGGGCTGGTGCTGGGTATTCTTTCCCGGCAGGCGGTCAATTACGAACTCTCGAATGTATCTGCCGGACCGCTCCCGATTCAGAACGCATGGTTTACAGACGGAACTCCGGTAAGCTCGGTTTTGCCTGCCGTGTTCGACACGCTGGGACAAAAACAGCATCTTTTCATTCGGACGCGTGACACAAAGTCGGGTTACTACTTCAATGACGGTGCAACCGCCGAGGACAGCACTATGGCTCTGTCGACGATTCCGGCCAACCGGGTGCTGAATAAGATTGCGGATTATCTGCATGCCTACCTTACGGATATTATCGGCCAAACGCCGCCCATCGATACGGACGGAGATATTAACGAAGGGTATCTTTCCTCGGTGACGGAGAATTTCTACACGACCTATACCGATCCGATGATTACGGATGGGGAGATTGCCGGGGTGAATCTGGAGCTATCGAGCCTTTCTCCGTTCACTTCGACCAGGACCGTCAAGGCTCACTTATCTATCCAGCAGCGTCCGGGCATTGCCCTGATCGAAGCGGACATCGAATTTGTAAACTCGCTGTAATATGAATCTGGATTATTTAGTTTCAGGCGGTGATAAATACCAGGTGTTTATCACTATCGGCTCGGTTCCGGTGTACATGTTTCTGACCGCTTCCGCTGTGGGTAGGAATCTGTCTCAGGATGCTACCCCTATCGGAGCTATCAGCACGGAGAAGCCTATCGCCGTCAAGCGGGGGATTAAGAACAACGCGTTCAATATCTCTTTGCAGGACGGAGAGGCCATCAAGATCGTGCAGGCCGCTAAACTGGCTATGGGATCGGGTATTCACGATTTCCGGGATTTCCCGGCTAATACGAATATCACGGTGACCAGTCTGGAGAATGGCTCTGTTGAGAAGTATATCGGCTGCGCGTTCTCCGGAGACAACAAGAACATCGAACGCAATTCACTCGAAACGCTCCGGGAATTGTCCGGGACGTGTATCGACTATAAATCTGTGTAATCATGGAAATCACGCAAAAATTCAAGTGCAAAGATGCCGACGGCCAGCTGGTCGACAAGGAGATGAAACTTGAGTTCCGGGAGATCGACCGGTGCCGGAGAAGCGACGCAAAGCTGTTTTATGCGGCGATGGGTATGATGTCCACGGATGCAAAAGGCGAAGCAGTATTTTCCCCGGCTTCTATCGAAAAGATGGGGACGGAGTTTATCGACGGGCTTGTGGTCAAAGGACCGGATTTCAACGAGACAGATTTTGTCCTGCTGAAAAACGACGTGGTGTCAACGTTCCAGTTGAACATGGAGCTTTTCGGGAGGGTGATCGGCCCTTTTTTAACAGCCAACTTGTAAGACTGTCATCGGTTTTTCAGGTTGCGCAAACGAAAAGCGCCGAACTGCTCCAGTTGTTCAGCAAGGAGAACCCCCTGTGGGAAACATACCTGTTATTCGCCCGGATTTTCGGGATGAGCCGCAGGGAGTTCGAGGAACTGAGCATTGACGAGATCGGAGCCACCTTAGCCCATATTTACGCAAATAAACTGCACGAGAGGCAGTTATTGTAGCTGCCTCTCTTAATTTTCCTTCAAGATGATCGATTACGGAGTAAAGATCAACGTAGGCGGGAATGCTGCCACGGTAATGGGGCAACTGTTTACCATTTCCCAAAAACTGGATGCAATCATGCAGAAGTTAAATAGCATGTCATCCAAGTTGGGAGACACATACCGTCGTACCGGTACTTCAGCTCAGCAAGCCACTCAAAAAGCGGAATCAGGTTTTAAACGAGTATCAACGGCTATTGGGGACGCACGGCAAAAGCTCGATAAGCTAAATTTCGGCTTTCATGGCTTAGGCTCCAAGCTGGCCGGACTTGGCTTGTCTATTGGTGCTGTCGATATTGGCCGCAGAATCATTAATGCGGGAGGCAATGAAGAGGACATATTAGCCCGGTTGGAATTTGCCTTAAAAGACAGAGGCAAAGCCATTGCCATGAACAGTGAGCTAAAAGCGTTCGCCAGACGGACCCCTATTCCGATTCAGGACATGCGCCAACAAGCGGCTATGCTTGCTCCTGTGTTCGGGGATCAAACAATGAAATATTTTAAGATGTTGGGCGATGTGGTATCTGGATCAGGCGGAGATTTCGGTAATATCGCATACAACTTTGCTCAGATTAAATCTATGGGGCGAACCTACGGTATCGACTTGCGTCAGTTCGCTATGCAGAATATTCCTATTTGGCAGGAGCTTGCAAAGGTGTTGAACGTGCCGGTTGAAAAGATGGAGGAAATATCTACCAGCGGAAAGATCACTTTCGATGTGGTCGCTAAAGCTTTCGAGAACATGACCAAAGAGGGCGGTATTTACTTTGGTGCAATGGAGGCACGGTCGCACACCTTCCGGGGGCAGTGGCAGATCATCGGGAACAAGATGCAGGAAATCTGGGTGAAATTCTTTGAGAAGGCCAGACCTTATTTGCAGCAGTTCAGCGATTGGGTGGAGAAGCAGATCGAAAACTTCGATGAGTTATGGCCGAAAATCAAGTTAGCCGGAGAATTAATTGCTACCTATTTTTCTGTAAAGGTTTTAGCAAATTTTATAAGTAGCTTAAATACTATTAGAAAGACTTTGGTTGCAATATCATCTATCAAATTAACAGGCGTATTAACTCAATTTGGTACGATTGGAGGCATTCTTAAAGGTATAGGGGGGCCGTTGGCTGCCATTTTAGCGTTTTTTGGGCTTATTAATTATGGGCATGGCAATGCGTCTGGGCAAGGTTATCAGGCTATGAGCTTGGAAGAACTGAAAGCCGAACGCGAAAGGTTGATAGCGTTGAGGGATAAACCCGTTGCAAAAGATTTACAAAATGTCACCGATGAGGAATTTGCGAATATACATCGCAATGCGACAAATAAAACGTCGTCAGACACATCCTCAAAAATCGATGAAATAGAGAGGGTGATAAAACAGAAAGAGGCTTTTTCTGCATTTAGGGATTCTACCAGTGGGGTAAATAGCGCTATGGGAGGTATTAGTGATATTAACACCGACCTTTCCCCTCGTGGTGTCTCCGGCAACGGCGGTATCAAAAACTTCCAGATCACATTCAATTCTCCCGTGGTTCAGATCGACGATAAACATGTAGAGGGAGAAAAGTACACCCCGGAACAATTAGGACAAACAGCCGCTAAAGAGTTTGTCAATATTCTCACTCAAATCGCTGTACAGTGATGAGCAAAGCAAAGGAGTTTATACGCAACTTGTTTACATATATCGGAGATTACAATGCAGCCTCTCCTGATAACGTGACGTATGTTGAATTCAATAATACCAAGTTCTCCGTACAGATACAGCCGTTTTTTGAGCTGAATACTTCACACGGCAAGGTCATCGCTCGCTCGCAGATTATTGACGGAGAAGAGGCGTTTGAACGCATGAGTATAAAGACCTCAAAAATCACTTTCAGGGGGACTATCCTTGTGGATAAGTGGAAAGCAACTCTGGGAGACCTTGCAACACTTGGACGAGGGGCTACACAAATAGTTACAGGTACCCCTGATTGGAATGATGCGCAAAGGCAAAACGCGATGCTGGAAGCCCTTGACCTGATAAATCGTCAGGTATTCCAAGTCAACGAGATTATAGAGGTCAAAAACCCTTACCTAAATAAACTCGGTATCGAATACATCTTGGTGGAGAGTATGACCACCAACCCACTGATCGGATCGGTAGGATTCGAGTACTCGATTGAAGCGTACGATGCAACCAGCAAGAAAAACAACAAAGAAGAAACACTTATAATCTCGCAATAATGCTGTACCTGATCGCGCATGTTCAAGTTTCATTCGGCGAAAACTACGAGAAAAAACTATCCTCGGTGGTTCGGGTTTCTGTGAATGATTCTATCGACGGGATCGGCGCACGGTGTGAAATCACCTGCCCTCTAAATGCCCGGATCGAGAAAGACGGCGGGACACCGTTTATAGCGCCAGTGCGGACTGCTTTTAAGGCTGGGGATAAAGTACGGGTAAAAGCATGGTACGACGACTACCCGGAAAGAACTTTGTTTGAGGGCTACGTGTATCAGATCAGGGAGGGAACCCCGAGTACGATAGTTTGCGAGGATCAGGTTTATTTACTGCGCCGGGGCATCCTGAATAACGTGTGGAATAAACCCGTCAAGCTGAAAGAAATCTTGAGATACGTGTGCTCATCGCAAGGGGTTGAGGTTTCCGATGATGTGGCCGATGTGGAGTTTATCAAATTCTCCATCAAAGACTCTTCACCTTTGTACGTGTTGCAGCAGATCAAGAGTGAAATGTGGCTCGTGGTTACCTTTCGGGACAAAAAGTTGGTTGCAACGGGCATCAGCGCTACCAAAGGAAATAATGTCAAGCTGGCCAGCGACAGAAACGTGATCGGTTGCAATATCCAACAGCCCGACGGAGTATGGAAACAATTTAAACTGAAAGTCGAGTACACAGATAAAAACGGGAAGAAAAAGAGCTTTACCGTTGGGGACCAGGAGGGGCAGATAAGGGTGGTTGACTGCACCTCTGTAACGAAAGAGAACGCCGAATCTTTCGTCAATACTCATGTACTGGATAACCTGCGGACCGGCATGTATGAAGGAACGCTTACCACCCTGCTCTATCCGGAAGTTAAGCTGTTCAGTCTGGTGGATTACAAGGATAAAAGTTTTTCATCACTGAATGGCACCTATAAGGTGAAGCGCGTAGGGGTGACTATCGACACTCAAGGATGCAGGCAAACATTAACATTGGCACAGATCGCAAGTGATATGCCCGTGCCGCAAACCACCCTCAGCAATGGATAATTATACGGATTACGCGGTAGCCCAATTATCCACGCTTTTACGGCAGTTTTCTATGCAGGGCAGCATTATCCAGGGCACGATCACCGCCGTAAACAAGGATGATAACACCTGCACGGTGTCGGTCGAGGATGCGGAAGGAGGTTCTTTGGAGTGGGAAGGAGTACCATTGCGGGTATTGTCGGTAGAAAGTAATTACATGATCTACCCCAAGCCCGGCACCGACTGCTCGGTATGTTTCTACGGAGGAAACACCCGAAGCCCGGCAGTGTTGGATTTTCAGGATGCCGAGAGCATTAAAATTACAGGGCAAACGAACATAGATATTCTGTCGGATCAAATAACCCTGAATAACGGTGATTTGGGTGGTATTATCAAAATTAACACTTTAACTGATAAATTGAATGCTCTGGTGGACGCTTTTAACAGTCACACCCACAATGTTACCGGAGTCCAGCCGGGTACCGGATCGGTGGTAGCCCCGGCACCGACCGGAAAAGCGGCAGAATTTGTCGCAGCGGATTACGAGGACACTAAAATAACGCACTGATGCAGGATTTGAGATTCAACCCGAGGGAAAGGGATATATACATTGAGAGCGGCGATTTGGATGTTGCCGCAGACCGCGATACCGGGCTGCAAAACGGGTTTATCCTTGCGGGAACGGCCATGTGCACCCCTCTCTATCCTCCTATCGGATTATCCTTAGTGGATGCTATCGGGTCTGAACTTTTGCCCACGCTGATCCGCTGGCAAAATATGGCCTATACGGACGGCGCTCAGAGTGCTGAATACCAGGTGCAAGGGAATGATGTAGTTCTAATAACAGAATATTGATATGGCAAGTTTCAATGACATACTGGCGAACGTACAAGCGGCAATCCCCCAGCTTACGAATACCTCTGCCGGGTCGGTGTATCAGCGGATCATCAAGGCTTTTTCGGATGTGATCGATACAGTCCGCACGGAGATCAGCAATACTGTGACAACGATACAGTCTTATGTAAGGCAGAATAGGTACGGGAAAGCCAAATATTACGAGGATGCGGCTAAGGCTTTTCAGTATGGGGATAATTTGGAGTTCGACGAGAATTACCAACCCTACTATCCTACTATCGATACCACAAAACAGATCGTTAAACAAGCATCGGCCGATATATCGACCTCTACGGTGGAAATCGGGGGCGAGGATTATCCGGTTTCTACCCTGTCGTTAAAGGTGGCCGCACAGAATGAAAACGGGCAGCTGATTCCTTTGACTGACGAACAAAAGCAAGCCTTCGATACCTACATGAAGAATTTTGAAATTCCGGGCATCCTGCTTAATAAGTATTCGCTTGCGGGCAATGTAGTCAAGTTTGCTACGATGAACTGCGTATACTCCCCGCAGTACGATCAGGCAACAATTGCATCCGGCGTAGTTGCGGCTATGGAGCAGTTCAGGGATTCGATGAGCTTCAATTCGGCCTTTTACCCGAATCACCTTGAGCAGTACGTGCGGAGCAACGTGCCGGGAGTGGTAGATTTTTATCTGGCAGGCGGTCAGATTCAGACCGACACGGGTTGGCGGCCTTTTACGGAAAGCGTAATAATCCCTGCCGGGTATTTCAATTACGAAACCGACTTTGAGAAGAATATAACTTATGTTTCGGGAAACTGACATACGAAAGCTCACCATGCTCTACCTCCGCCAATATTGGTCGGTGACTAAATCGCTGACCTTATCGGTGGCTTATAGGTTGGTGTACTGCTCGCTCACTCCTTTGCACACTCCACTGGCTGATTTGTTTGCTTTTCGACTAAAACAGAAACTTCTCGCCCTCATCCCGTGGACGTATGGTTCAGCCTTGAAGTATTTGCGCGATCATTATTCCGAGCGGATAGATTTTGAGTATTTAGGGGCGAACGAGACTGTATGGCTGGCTCCGGACGATGCCTCGAATGATGTGTGGCTGACATCGACGACAGCCGATCCGGTCTATCTGACCCCAAATCTGGAAAGTGTGAGCGGCATTAATATTCTAATAATATGGGTGCCTCAGTCCTTAATGGATGATAGCGCTTTGTATTCTCAGTTTCTGGCAGATTTGAACACTTTAATTCTTGATGGGATAACCTACAAAATCAAAGCTAT